GATTTTGATTAAGTCCTACGTTTACTCTGATCTCATATCCATCTCCCATGCTACTAACACGGGTTTTAGGATTATTTCTTTGGTTTGCTCCATAAGAAGGAGTGATTGATGGAAATGTTGCCATTATCTACGAGCTAAAAGCCCTCCTGGTCTTTGCTGATTAGCAATTTCAGATTGAACTGCTGCTGCCAGCATACTTCCAAGTTGCTCAGCTTGCCCTGCGTCGCCTTCAACTGACGAACCAGAAGCATCTACATTAACTACCACATTTGCTCCTCCCATTGCATGATTTGGAACGATATTACCGCTAGAACCTGGAACAAATAATTCTGGGCCTTTCTCTCCAACAATGTAAGGTGATCCTCCTGTTACTGGGCCTCCTAAAGCTCTTTTTAAAACAGGTGGAGTTCTTGCCCCTGGGTTGCCTCCTATTCTATCTAGCACAGGGAGAGGATTTATATTAGGCAAACCATTAGATTGACCTGTGACAGAGGGAGCAACAGGAACGCCTGGTTTTCCAGCCATTCCTAAAGCACCTTGGAAGAAAGTACCTATTCCACCAGGAAGAGCAGAAAGTCCTAAATTGACTCCATAATTTAATAACGCATTACTGATTCTTCTGAACGTATTAGAAGCAACCTCTCCTAATGTCTTTGTTCCATCGATTGCTGCGTTAATTCCTTCAACTAATCCATCTCTAATAGAAACTCCTATTGCGTCATATACGGCTTTTAATTCTTCTTCTTGTTTCTTTAGTACTTCGTTTGCATCTTCAAGCTCTTTCTTAAATCTAAGTTTTTCTTTTAATTTATCTACTTGGTCACTCTGTACTCCTTCAACCTCTCTTTCAATTTCAAGTTCTCTTTCTAGTGCTTCTCTATCACCTGACTTCATATCATATAACCTTTGTAACCTCTCAATCTCTTTGTCTACGCTTTCCATCTTGCTTCCTCCATAAAGCTTGTCCGCAGAAGCTTTAGCCGTCATTTTGTCAAAATCTCCCATCGTGCGTCCGATAATTCGAGATCTTAATTCTTCTTTTTTATCTCTAAACTTATAGCTACTAGGCATTTCATCATATTGTCTAATTAAATCTTGTATTTTTGAACCTCCAGATTCCCTAGCAAAAGTAATTATCCTCTCTTCTTTAGCCTTCTTAGATATTCCTAAGAACTTGTCAAACCAAAGGATAAGACCTGCTGTAGCAGATTGAACTTTTAACATCCCTGCTTGTAATGACATCACTACATCAGTCCATTTTTCCCCAAATTCTTTTAATCTCTGAACTCCCACTTCTCCTACAGTTGCAGTCAATCGTTTAACAGTGGCATCAAAAGCAGCTTGTTTACCTTCAGCAGCTTCTATATTCTTAATCCTCTGACCTTCAGCCGTACCAGCAAGCCCCATTGCTTCGGTTAAAGCACCTGTATCTTTTGTGAAAGCTCCTAAAGCTTTACCCATCTCTGCCGTTTTAACGACAAAAGCATCAATCGATTGGCCTAATGCACTTAAAAGTATTTGCGCTCCAAAACCTGCACCTGGCCCCATTTTTGATTGAAGCACAGCACCCGCAACACCACCACCAACAGAACCAGCTCCCCCACCAAACAACATTGGAAAACCAGCTCCCAACATAAGTCCTTCGTTTAATCTGGCTCGTCTTTGTTGACGAGATTGCTGCATCTTTTGGTATCTTGCCCAAACATCTTTTCTAACCCTTCTATTAGGATCTCTCCCTGGAACCATTGCTGCTTGAGTTCCACGTTGCATATATGTCTGGGCATTAAATTCTGCTTGCTGAAACTCGAAAGCTTCAGCTCTATCATCAAAAGCATTGAAATATCCTGTGCTTTTTTCTCTTCTCTTTTGTTGCCTTTCTCTCCTGATCTCTGCTTGACGAATACGTCTTTGTTTTAATAATTCACCATTAGATCTGGCTCGTAAATCTGTTTGTATTTTTGTCTCTCTTGTAATATCTTTTTCTATTTTTCTTAACTGTTCCAAAATACTTCCATAATCTTTAGCGGTTCTATTTCTTTGATTTAAAAGTTTGTTTAAGTCATCGGCTCTTCTTTGGTCTTCTTGTAGCCTAGTTGGGCCTTGCCTTCCATATCTTCTGTTTTCTAATCTTCTTCCCATTACTGCTTCTGCAATAGTACTAGAAGCACTTTTGTTCGCCATAAAATCAAGAGGCGAACCACCAACACCCATACCTCCTAAAGCTTTTGGCATAGTCATTGCGACAGCCGAAGCTAATTGAGGTAATTCTCTAGCAAGCCTTCCAAATAAAGAAAAAGCTTTACCCATATTGCCTTCAATACTCCAAATTACTTTTGAAGCTGCATCCTCAAATTGAATAAATCCTTTTACAGCATCAGCAACCCATGTTGTTGCACCTAAAGTCTTAGTTAGAACACCAGAAGCAAGAGTTATTCCTCCTAAAACTCCTGTTGCTACTTTGCCTACTTCTGCCCAATTTCTTATTTGTGCTTTTAATTTTTTACTTAAAAATGGTACAAATTTAATTAGTTTTTGTATCCCATTAGAAAGTAAATTTATTGACGCAAGTTGAGGAAGCAGGCCTCTCTTCCCTCCTGCTACACCAAAAAGTTCCATTACTCCTTTCTGTATTCTTTGCGTATTTCTTTTTGATATATCATTAAGTATTTTTCTTTGTGCATCTAATTCTTTTGTACGCTCTTTTTCTTCTTTTTTTATTCTTCTAGTTGTTTCTGTGTTTTTTCCTAAACTTGTATTAATCTCTTCAATTTTTGAATTTGTTTGATCCCATAAATCCGTACCTATTTCTATAAATTGAACAGCATCTTCTAATTGACTTTTGTATAAATTAACTTCAGCAAGAGTATTTCCTATCGCTTCATCACTCTTAGCTAAAAGTGTTTCGGCTGTGTCGTAAGTACCAAACTTTTCTGCTGCTGGTGCTAACCCTTGTCCTAGCAATAATTGTTTTTTGATATTTATTCTTTCTTTCTCTATTTTTAATAAATTCTGTTCAGCTATCGCCTGTCCTCTAGTTGCGTTTTGAAATAATTTATATTCTTCCGTCTGCTCACTTATCGCTTCTTTAGAAAGATCAATGCTAGAGGCAAGCCGTCTAAATCCAGCAGCTTGTCTTTCTAATCCTTGTTCATTTTTAGCAAAAACTGTTTGAGCTTGACCTACTTGCGTTAAAAAACTTTTTAATTTTTGTTGAGCTTCTAAAAGTGCTGCGTTCTGAGTACTACTTAGAGCAGCCTCACCTTTCCCTCTTAATCCTCCACCAAAAGCAGCACTTCCCCTTGCTTTTGAAGAAACTCGTATCCCTTTGCCTTTCTGTAGAGAGTTATAAGCTCCCCACAGCTCTTTCATTTGTTTTGTTTCGTTTTTTGTTTGAACTTTGGCGATCATCGCCTGTCTTTGCATCTCTACAGTGACTCTTTTTGCCTTCTTTGCATTGTCACTAAAAACTTTACCTAAGTCAGTTGCAATCTTAACTGTGTTCTTTAATTCTTTACTAATATCACCAATAGAACCTTTTAGATTTTTAACAAATTTGCCATTAATCTTATCAACAATTTTATCTATAGCAGTTAAAGATTTTGCAAGCTTTTCTACTGCCCTTTTTATTTGAGCGTCTTTAGCCGTAAATTCAATAGTACGGTTATAATTGCCAGCCACTCCTCTCGTACCAAACAATATTTTCTATCTTACCTTGTTTGAGTTCTACTAGCACTATTTCGTTGAACAGCATCTCTTTGTCTATCCATTTCATCATTTTGAATCTTAAAAAAAGCTGCCCAACCAATCATTTCTTCCCTTGTCAATTCTCTTGTTAACTCCCTAACCGTTTTTCCTAATTCTTTCGCTAACGAAAATAAAAAGATCCATTCTTTATTCGCTTTTCAAGTCTTTTTCTACTTCTTCTACCTCCTTATTTGAACCAGACTCAAGCATTGCTAATTGAATTTCCTGTAAAACAGCAGCTTCAACTTCTCTACGAAGAGTCGCTTTATCTCCGTCAGCAAATAACCTTTTTCCTTTTTCATCTAAAGCTTTTTCAATCATCAAAGATAAAGCAAAATTATTTGCATCATCTGTAGTACCAGATTTTTTCTGAATAGATTCTCTTTCAGCAATTGTTAATGGATGCCAAAAAATAGTAAGAACAACTTCACCATCTTTCTTTACATCATGTTGATATAATTGACTGACTCCAAATTTATTGGATAAGAGTTCAACTGCTCTCATGAAAATTCCTTACTTTAATAGGATAATAATACTATATTAGGCGATTGCTGAAAACTGACAAGTGATGACACCCAAGCAGTGTGATTCGTCTTCATCATCAAGAACAATTCCAGGGCCAGATATATCACTTACTCTTGGTGAGCAAGAATAAGTATCAACATAATCAGAAGCATTAACAGAAGTTAAACCTGTAATAACTGACTCACTGACAGCAGCCAAAATAGAAGTACCTTTATTCTTTGGAACGTAAACTCTGCATTGAACAAATCCTGCGTAAAAAGCAGTTGCAGCACCTTGAGCTTGCTGAGTAGCTTGCCCGAAATTAACTGTCATCACTATATATTTAACCGTTTTCCCTGGTCTTGTATAACCAACATTGTCATAAACCATCCTTACGGTTGGATCGACATCCTTTACTGCATCTGTAACTGCTTTTTCAAAAGCTGCTCTTGTTTTTACAAGTGTCATACGTCTAATCCCTCAATATTTATATTAGGACGTTTATCAGTAAAGATTCTATCTACTTTCTGCCTCAACCCTTCTTTAAAAGTACCTGAACCGTTAAGAATATACGCACCAACATTAGATTTAGGAGACATTAAAGCCTTTTCTGTGTATTTAGCTCTATTGCCAATATAAATAGGTTTATTCAACTTGTATTTAGTAGGAACCTTAAATCTTGGAGCAATATAATCTCTATTACCAATCCAAGGATTAATTTTTGCCTGATTATTTTCTGGCATAGAAGTTTTAGATACTTGCCAACTAGAAGCAAAGAATCCAGTCTTAACAGGACTTACTTCTTTAGATGCTAAATCTCTTGCAACAGAATTAATAAATACACTTAACTGACCTTCAATATCTTCTCGAAGATCATTTCCTATTCCTTCTGCAAAATCTTTTGCCTTTGCATTGGAAGGGATTCTTTTTCTAGCCATTAGAACCTCACCAGCAAAGTATATAAATAAACTTGTCCACCACGTTTTGTATCTATATCAACGATCTGTGCCACATGCGTTGACCCTGAATAACTTAATGTTACTTCATCTCTAAAAGTAGGTTGATGATCTCCTATTAAATCAGGCGTAACATATAACTTCGCTTGTCTTAATTCTCTTCCTTCATCTTCTTCTGATTTAATAAATTCAATAGGAACCTTTATATCAGCATAAGTTGTTGTAACTTCTAATTGTTTCCCTGCTGCTACGTTATAACTTCCTTCTGTCTTTACAGAATAAGTAATCGTAGTATCTAAAGCCGATCCAAGATCAGCAACTACGCTTTTAGCTAGAGATTTAAAAGCTGTGTCTAATGCTCCTGCCATAATTAACCTCTAACTACCCGAACTTGATAGCTGCCACTTCCACCAAGACAATA